TTCAGGAGACTCAACTTCCCGGGCAGCCAGGTAGCAGTCCCTACCACTGACTCTGTGGACGGGTCCTGGACTGACCAGGCGGGCGGAACTAGCCTCTTTGCTGCCATCGACGAGACAGTGCCATCAGACTCTGACTACATCCGATCGCCGATAGGACCTGCAAACTCGGGCTGTCGAGTGAAGTTAGCTACGCTCGCTGATCCTACGTCCTCGGACGATCATAGGATCCACTGGCGGACTGGCAAGGACTTTGTCGGGGGCCCACAGATCAATATGACGGTGAAGCTGTACCAGGGCGGAGGCGACTCACTGGGTGCTGGCACGCTGATCGCTACCTTTGCTCGCAATAACGTCGGTCAGGCTCTGACGACCTTTGTGGAATCACTATCGGGCGCGGAGGCTGATGCGATAACGAACTACGCTGACCTGTACCTCGAATTCTTCGCCAACCAGGTGTAACGTAGCGTGGCTATTGCCTATACCGCCACCGGGCAGCAAGTAGGTGTTGCAACTGAGACGAGTGGAGCGGCGTGTTCGCCTCTAAGCCCGTCTACAGTCAATGCGGGCGATATTCTCATCATCCACACTTACTTCGAGGGCACGGCTACAGCTCCCGATACGCCCTCAGGCTTCACGCTACTCGATGGCCCGCGTGTTATCGAGTCTACGATCAGCCGACATTGGATCTACGGCAAAGTCGCAGATGGCACTGAAGACGGCGCTGCTAACGCGCTCGGCTCACAGGCTGTCACGACGATGCGGTCTGGTCGTGTGTACCGATTCACTGGCCGCATTTCAGGGGCTATCGCAGACCTGGTCAATGGATTCTCGGCTACATCTCATGCTACTGACCCGCAGATGCCGTCGGTTACAACGACCGCTGCCGGTGCTCTTGCCTGTGCGTGTGTGGCGCAGAATGATAACAACGCTCTTGCGGCTGCTACTGGCATGTCAGGTGGCACCTGGGCTGAGGCGACTGCTGAGTTTGTAGCAGCACTGGCGCCGGGCCTAGTTCTTCAACTTCAGACTTGTACGCCCACAGCTGATCCGGGCACGGTGTCTGGTGGTGCCGTCGCCGCTGCTAACGATCCCTCTGGCGTTATCGGCTTCCAGATTCGTGACAGTGCACCAGTGATTCTTACACCTTCTGGTGTGGTGCATACGCGGGCTTTCGGCACTGCTAAGATCAACCATACGCTCACAGCCAATGCTCCGGTGATTCATGCGCGGGCTTTCGGTACTCCTGTTCTCCCGAAGCGAGGATTCGTTGCGTGGGTTCAGATGCAGGTACCGCCAGAGGCTGCGCAGGCTATATCGCCCACAGGTGTAGCTCATAGCCGCGGCTTTGGCACAGCTGTTGTAGTTCGTGGAGCAGTGATAGTAGCGCCAAGCAGCGTTGCTCATAGCCGCACGATTCCTAGCCCAGTAATAGTACGGACTATTCACCAGGCTTCGGTCGTACATGCTAGGGTGATTGGCACTGCTGTAGTAGTTTCCGGCGTAGTTACTATCGTCGAGACTTCGGTTATTCATACCCGAGCGTTTGGCACAGCTAAGATCAATCAAACCCTTACAACCACTGCCGTTGTCCATACTAGAGCGTTCGGTACGGCCACAGTTGGGGGCGTATTCCCGTCGGTAGCTTTCTCGGCAGGTACGCAGATCACTGCCGATACAGCTTCACCACACACCGTCACTATGCCCACAGGCATACAGGCGGGCCATCGGCTACTGGCTTTCTTTGTCGTAGATGGCGATCATAACATCTCGTGGCCTGCTGGGTGGACTGAGATTGGACAACTGGCATCTGGTGGTACTGTCACTGGCTCTGTCGCTGAACGTATTGCTGACGGTGGTGAGGGTAGTACTATTCAGGTGTCCTTTGACGGGGGTATCTCAGAGGAGTCAGTATGTATGATCCTCCGTGTAGTCGATGTAGACTCAGCACAGGCTTCTGAAGTTGCTAGCGCTAGCGGCTCTTCTACATCACCTGACCCCCCGGTACTAAACCCCACAGGTTGGGATATTAGAAACACTCTGTGGATAGTCTTCATTGCCACAGACAACTCAGTGGAAGTCACTGCTAGTCCAACTAATTATACCACAATTGACTCCCTCAACTCTGGCGGTGCGACAGGTGTTGGTCTTGGTTGGGCGGTGCGTCAGCTTGCTGCTGCTAGCGAGAATCCAGATACTGGTACGATAGCCTCTTCAGATGATTGGGCTGCTTTCACTGTTGCTGTTACGCCACAGGGAGAAGCTGCTCAGCAAATAGCTCCATCTGGGGTTGTTCATACGAGAGCTTTTGGTACTGCTGTCGTAACTCGAGGCGCAGTCTCTATCACACCAAGCGGTGTAGTTCATGCCCGAGCCTTTGGTACAGCTGCTATCAATGCGAGACGCGGGTTGGTGGCATGGGTTCAACTACAGACTCCCGCTGTTCTCGTTACTATCCTACCTAGCAGTGTTATTCACACCCGCGCGTTCGGTACTGCTAAGGTCTACTCGTCTAGAATCACACCAACCGGCGTAGTACATACACGAGCTTTCGGTACTACTAATGTTATCGGTACTCAAGCTGTTGCTCCTGTCTCGGTTATTCATACACGAGCTTTCGGCACTACATTCGTAGGACTTGAGCCTCGAAAGGCTGCCGCTGGCTTTATCTGGTTGCACGGTGATGTAGAGTTTGGCTTGCTCGAAGTTCCATCAGTGATTCACTCCCGAGCTATTGGTACTGCTAGACTTCGTATGATGATAGTGGTACCATCTGTTGTGCATACAAGAGCCTTCGGTACTACTATTATCGGAGCCTACATTATCCCCTTCTCAGTTATCCACATACGTGACTTTGGCTTGCCGCAACTGAACCACAATCTCACTGCCTCTAGTGTGATTCATACAAGAGGCTTTGGTGGCCCCACTGTCGGCCACGGTCTAACTCTAGTTCAGACTACAAGTGTAGTGCATGGACGGACTTTCGGTACAGCTGTAGTAACAGTCTCAGTGTTTACTCAGTTCATCATCACCTCCTCCGTAATCCATACAAGAAATATCACGGGTCCACTAGTCACAAGGGCTGGTGATCCAGCGGTGAAGAAGCAGGGTGCTTTCGCAATGGAGTGGGGCGTTGATACGTTCCACCCAGGTGACGTAGAAGTAGAGGTTACAAACTGATGGCACATAAGACCAAAATCCAGCGAGGCACCAAGGATATCCCGATTGGGTACAACCCCCTGCCGAAGCAAGCAGAAGCTCATGCACTCAAAGCTAAGTATCGCGGCTTCTGTGGTGGATGGGGTAACGGCAAAACGTCCTGGGGTTGCGTGGAGACATTCGTGAGGCTTATGGAGTATCCGGGTGCGAGAGCTATTGTGGCGCGTAAGACGCGGCCTGAGCTCAAGTCGACCACTTGGGATATGCTCCTGAACGGTGATCCGGGCCATCCTAATGCTTGGACGGGGCTACCAGCTGAGGCGATTGAGAGCTACAATAAGTCTGACTTGTATATCAAGCTGCGTAACGGTAGCGAGATATATGGGTTGCCACTCGATGACCCGAAGAAGATCGAGAACTATAACCTAGGGTTCTTCTGGATCGACCAGGCTGAAGAGATCGAAGAGGAGATTTTCCTCAAGTTCCACGGTCGTCTTCGTCAGAAGATCGGTCCTCGCGAAGGTATTCTCACCTTCAACCCCGGCGGACACAACTGGCTGTGGAAGCGATTCTTCGATCCGAATCGACCCATTCGTTGGGTACCTCAGTACATATCCATCGAAGCTACCACATACGACAATCCGACTCTACCAGATGACTACATCGACCAGTTCGATGGTCTACCTGAAGCGTGGATCCAGCGATTCCTTATGGGGTCACATGAGGTATTTGTCGGACAGATCTTTACCGACTTCGACCCAGATATCCACATCGTACAGCCATTTCATATCCCTTACTCTTGGCCTCGCTGGTGCTGTATTGATCCGGGCATTAGGCATGAGGCTGCGGTGTCGTGGATGGCTCAGGACTTTCTGGGCAACAAGTACTACTACCGCGAGCACCTTGCTGCGGGTCAGGACGTGTCATGGTGGTCTAATCTCATACTTGACTTCGAGACTAGAGCTGACTGGGGCGGACCAGACGAGCAAATGTTCCGTAGGCTTATCGGACCTGAGGCTCGTCAGAGAGGACAGACTGACGGCAAATCGGTGCTGGACATATTCAACGAGAACTACATATACCCTGAGGCCGCTGATCGTAGTCCTGCTGCGCGTATCTCTGAGATCACTGCGCACCTACGACCGAAGACTGACCACAGGAATCCCTGGACGGGAGTGACTCCCGCTCCGCAGCTCTACATCTTCAGCGACTGCCACAAGATGATCGAGTACCTACCTCAGTATCGCTGGAAGCCTCAGCGAATCAACTACGCTGAAGAGGACTTGCCTGAGGAGGTCAGAAAGAAAGACGACCACAACATCGACAACTGTGGCCACATCCTAGTGGCTATTGATAATACACCCGAAGTAAAGGAGGAGAGGCCGAGATCAGAGTCACCCGAACGTCGTGTACTCCGGGAGCTTGATGAGGAAGTCTACAAAGAAGCCGAAGCCCAGAAGTATGGTGAAGGCTACCACTCACTAGCAGGGAGGGTCTGATGCACAAGGTAAGTCGTATGACGCAGACGCCCACTACATGTCTCGTCTGTGGTCGAGGTAACACGCCGGATGATCCGGATTCGATGGATGAGTTCTTCGCCATCGATATGGAGCGTGACGTGAACTGGGGTGACTCCACTTACGTCTGTAAGTACTGCTGTGCAGAGCTAGCTGAGCTGGCAGGGTATGTGGACATGGCGACGCTACAAGAGCAGATGAATACCAGCGAGGCTCTGAAACGGAAGCTTCATACCAAAACAGCTCAGCTCGAAGAGCGAGATCGTCGTCTCGAAGCAATTGCTGAGGGACGTAAGGCATTGAAGAAGACGCAGAAGAGGGCGGTACGTAAGGAGGCGGCAGCGTGATCTGGGTAGTAGTTTTCGTTTTGACAGTTTCGGTCGCGCTCAATGTGCTGTTGACTGTACTCGTCTTCACATCGTCTCAACGTGGTGCGATATTGCTCGATCGGTCGCATGCTAGAACCGTCGAGTATACTGAAGACCTACTCAACCGATTGATGGTCCGCGACTGGACACAGTATGTAGATATGAACGCCGTCGTGCCACAACTTGAAGAAGAGGAGGCAACTGTCATTCAATGGGAGCCTACACTAGGCCCTGATCGTGGGGGCTTTGGTAGTAGGTATGGACTCGCCGCCTATGCAGCCCAGGATGAAGAGATAGATCCTGAGAAGGAGATGCAATGAGGGTAGGTGAAGTAAGAAGCGATAAGGACCTCGTCGAGGCCTGCGAGACCCTCCGCCAGGATCGTCTGAACACTCGTAGGCCTCAGGAAAAGATCTGGTGGGACAATATAGCCTTCTATGCGGGTGACCACTACTCGGAGTGGAACTCTCAGCGGGCTCAGTACTACGAGCCTAAGAAGGATCCTCACCAAGTACGGCTTGTGATCAACCAGGCTCGTGTGATCGTAAGGCAGGAGATCGCCAAGATCACAAAGTCAAGGCCTATCATGGACGTAGTTCCACGATCCAACGACGAGATAGATATCGCTGCTGCGAAGGTGGGCTCATTCGCTCTCGAGGCATGTGAGTTCAAGTTCAACCTCCGACGCAAGCGACGCGATGCAGTTCGGTGGATGGTGATCGCAGGTGTAGCTGGCTGCTACGTCGGCTACAACCCGAATGACGATGCCGATGGCTTGATCGAGTTTTACCTCGACCCAGCTACTAAAGAGCCGACGTTCAACCTCCAGAGGATCGAGGAATTGAAGGATATGGAGGCTGAGGGCATCGAGGTGACAAAAGAGTCTTGGCCTCTAGGCGACATGGAGTTCAAGGTGTACTCTCCATTTCAGATGCTGCCGGACGACACAGTGCAGAACTGGAGTGATATCTCAGATATCATAGTCACCGATGTAGTAGAGATCGAAGAGGCTAAGGACCTGTGGCCGGGTGCTGCTTCGGAGATTCAACCTGACGCCAATAAGGAGTCTAGCTTCTTTTCTCGAGTTCTCCGTCGAGCTGGTATGTCTGATAGTCCAGGCGATATGTCTGAGGATACAGTCAGTATCAATTCTTACTGGCTAAAGCCGGGTGTCTACAACGGTCAGTACCTCAGTCAGGGGAAGATGCTTCGTTGGTGCGGTCAGCGAACTGTTCTCGAGGTCCACGATGAGATACCGTTCAGCGATAAACGGCTACCATTCGCATTCTTCGTCCATACACCTAACCCGATCAGCATCTGGCCTGATACTACCCTGATGGATGTCTGTCCGATCAACTTGGAGCTGGACAAGACTATCAGTCAGCTCCTTGAGAACCGTGACTACATGGTCAATCCGATGTGGCGTAAGGCCAAGCAGACACAGGTCGCGCCGATCAAGTCTCAGCCGGGAGGTACTGTCGAGTATGTCCACGTTCGAGATGTTCCACCACCAGAGCAAATTCCGGGTATTCCCCTCCCGACTCAGATCGAGAACCTTGTTGTTGGACTCCGAGATATGGTCCTCGATGTATCCGGCTCTGGCGAAGTCTCGCGTGGTCGAGTTCCGTCAGGTGTTAGAGCGGGTAACATGCTCGCGTTCCTCCAAGAGCAGGACGAGACGCAACTCGGTCCTATCGTCGAAGACTTCGAGGATTCAATTGCTCTGATGGGTTCGATGGTGCTCTCACGCTACTCACAATTCTACTCGACTGAACGGTTGCTACGGGCGTATCGTCCTGGGGGTCGTTCGGACGTGTTGAAGTTCAAGGGAGCTGACCTGAAAGGTAATACTGACGTGATGGTTCAGGCTGGCTCTGCGTTGCCCAAGCTCAGAGCTGCGAAGCAGCAGTACGTCATGCAGCTCGTAGAGATGGGTATTCTGAAGGACCAGAAACGAATCGAGGACTGGCTCGAACTTGGTGGGGCTGAACCCGATGAGGTGGATCTTGCGTTCCGTCAGGCTGACCGCGAGAACGATTACATGATGCGGGCAGCTCAGGGCGCACTTGGCCAAGACGAGCAAGGCATGTTCCAGCCAAGCGTTGAGGCTGCCGCTGAGCCTGGCGCGATGGAGGGCATGAGTGAACTCGCCGCAGCATATGGTGGTGAAGGAATTACTCCCGAAGGTGCACCCGAGGAGAATGGAGCACCACCGCAGCAGGGTGCCCAGTCGTTCGCTATGCCGGTTAAGAAGTGGCATATACACGAGGCGCACATGGCACGGCATCGGCGGTTTATGATGGGGCCTGAGTTCGAGAGACTCGCCTTGACTCATCCAGACGTCGTCCGTATTTTCGATGAACATGCAGCTATGCACGAGCAAGCGATCCAGGAGCAGATGCTGCAGCAAATGCAGATGATGGCGTTGGCGCAGGGTGGCCCGTCTGAGACTGCTCCGGACCCAGCTGCACAGCCCACAGCGAACGCTCAGCCTGTGGCAATGCGATCGGGTGAATAGTAGTGCTAATCGTGCTAGGAGGAAGTAATGCCGAAGAGTCCGGGCTCCTACAAAGGGGCACCGAAGATGAAGACTCACATCAAGGTAAGCAAGAAGGGAGGTAAGAAGACATGAGCGAAGCAGTAGTAGCACCAGATGCTACGACTGAGGAGGAGTTCGATGAGGAGCGCGTTGCAGCGCTTGTCTCAGAGCTCACCATCGGGGATTTGGAGCCTGTAATCGCTGAAGCAGGCCCTAGAAAACTCGATGCTCTCGAGGCTGCAGAGAAGGAAGGCAAGGAGCGTGTCGGGGTCTTCGACTCCATCGAGAAGCGTCGTCAGGAACTTGCAGCGGTCGATGACGAAGACGACGAAGATGAGGAAGAGGAAATTCCCGAAGCGCCAATCGACGAGATCAAACCGATCATCCGAGTAGGTGACTGGGTGACTCTCGGTCGAGGTAAAGGGATCCCCAATCACGTCGTCAACCTCGACGCGGTAGTCGAGCGAGCCAACGTCAAGCACTCCGAAGGTGGCGATACAATGTCACCGTCGGGCTACGAATTCCAGGACGACTCCGACACATTCCTAGTCCGCGTCCGCAATACGGGTGATGTTCTCGAAGTCACCCGTGCGCAGATCGCCAACCACGGGACGCAACAGTCGGAGCTTGGGTTCCGGCCGTGAGCGGCATCTTCGAGGATATCGACAAGGTGTTCGAGGTCTTGGACGACAAGATCGTCCGGACAGACCAGGGCTCCTTTATCAAAGTCGATGACCTCAAAGAGTTCCACAAGCAGGTCCGTGAAGCGAAGGCAGAAGAGCAAACTCGACCCCGCCCACGTTCATTCGCATCTGCGCGTGAGCAGGCGAAACGGGACCCGATGTTTGCCGAGCCGCCTCCTGCTCCGCGTGCACCCGCTCTCTCCAGCGTAAAAGGAGTAAGCACAGAGGAGGCATGAGATGACGCTTCGTAATCTTTGGGGTCTTGAGTTGTTCTACTATGAGACCCCTGACAATGCCGGGGGAGCGACGCCCCCAGTGCCGGGTGCCGGTGAGGCAGCCCAGGGAGATCCTTCTGCATCTACGCCTTCGGGGGCGACACCACCCGTAGCAGATCAGGATCCACCGGGGCCGATTCCGTACGCCCGTTTTTCGGAGGTAAACAATCAGCGCCGTGCTCTTGAGGAGGAGGTCCAGCCATTCCGAGACCTCGTAGAGAGCGGCTATGATGCCGACAACCTCCAGCGGCTCGCCATGTGGGAGCAAGAGTATGTGCAGGACCCTGTCGGAACTTGGCTACGTACGGCAGAGCAGATCGATGGCCTACCAGACGAGGTAAAGGCAGCTATTGCGGCCGCCGGTGAGTCGGCTGCTAGCGCCCAAGGAACACCCCCAGCGGATGGGACTCCTCCTCAACAGGTCACTGCTAGTTCGGACGATGAACTCCGCAGGCAAGTGCAGGAACTCACAACTGACCGCGATGCTCGGCTCCAAAAAGAGCAGGAGGAAGCGATCAGTGCTTTCTACGATGGTTTAGTAGATGCCTGGAAAAAGATCGACGTAGAGCAGGGGATCGTTACACCAGACGAGGCAATACACGCTCACCTGGCGGCAGCTTCGCCCAACGCGGCGCGAGCTGAAGATATCCTGAGAGACGGTCGTGAACGGTGGCTTGCTGTGCGTGAGGCAACTCTCGCTGGGGCCATTACAAAACCAGGCGCGGGTAGTACGGTGCCTCGATCGGTACCCGGCAGTGGCGGTGGTAACGCTCCTCCGGTTCAGCCGAGATCGCTCGCCGAGGCAAGACGATTAGCGTTGGCAGACCCCATGTTTTCCGACGCTCAATAACGAGGAGGTGACATGGCTGTTGCAGTAAGTACTCTCGCGCGAGACGTTTCTAGTCTCAAGCGAGTAATTGCACTGCTGACCTTCTCTGGCACGTACACCACGGGTGGCGAAGCACCAACGGCGGGATTCCTAAAGGAATTCTCACTCTCGAAGATTCATGCAGTTTTCTTCGAGCAGGCTGACGTGCTTGTCACAGGCGGTCTTGTTGCAAGCTATGACCATGTGAACAACAAGGTCTTCTTGCGTGAGACTGCTGGTACGGTCGATTTGCCTCTGAAGGAGCTTTCTTCAGGCGCTTCGTTGACCGGCGTGTTGTTCAGAGCAGAGTTCATCGGCGAAGGCAATAACTAGGAGGAAGGGATGAAAGGACTCCCGCACGATCGGTGGTTTGGGGGTGACCTGTTCCTTAGGGTTCAGGATACCGCTCAGGCCGATGCCGTGCTCCAAAACTACTACCTCCCTGTGGTAGTGGAGATGATCAACCAGCGTGCACTATTGCTCTTCGGGTACACCCCGGCGGAGCTCGACGCTGGTATGGGTCATGCGAACGCGGTCAACGGTGAGACCATCAACTATCGGGGGATCACGAAGGACGCGGATGCGTTCGAGTTCGCCGGTAGGAAGTGGTTCTTCGCCGCTCACACGAAGAGGAACGAGTCGGGTACTGCTACCTCTGAGGGTGGATTGATTCCACTTCCGGGGCAGCAGGGCTACGAGGACTTCTCGGATGGAATCGTCCACTTCGCGAAGCAGTTCGAGATCACCGGGTACTCCATGGAGATCTCCGAGCGCAACGTGGGCCGATTCCTCTCTCTGCTCGAAGGAGAGACCGAGGGGACAATCAACGATGCCCGACACGACCTGAACCGACAGGGCTACGGTGACAAGACGGGTACTCTCGCAATCTGGACCGCTGAGGGTGCGAACACAATCACTGTGGATACAGTTCAGTACCTCCGAGTAGGCATGTTCATCGACTTCATCAACTCTGCCACAGACGCGGTGCAGGCAACCAACCGTAAGATCACTGCTATCAACTCGAGCACTAAGGTCGTGACCTACGACGGTGCTGACGCAGCTGGTGTGATCGGTTCCGGCACTTCAATCTGTATCGTTGGCAACTGGAAGAAGGAGATCAACGGCCTCAAGAACATCATCGGCCCCGATGGTGCTAGCTATCCAATTCTTCACACAGTGGATGGCTCGGCCGCGGGGAATGAGTACTGGCAGGGGAAGGTCTACGATGGAAACGCCGCGACCTTCGATGAGGACCAGGGTCAGCAGATTCTGGATGACCTGTCAGCAGAAGGCTGGGAGACTGAGCTGCTCATTACCACCCGCGGAATCCGCCGGCGGTATGTGAACACGCTCAAGGCCCAGAAGCGCTTCAACGATTCGATGGCGGGAGTCCTCCACGGAGGCTTCAAGACCATCGACTTCAACGGCGTGAGCATGACCATCGACGACCAGGCACCGAAGGGCAACATGTGGTTCCTGCGTCCGTCTGACCTGTTGTGGTTCTATCTGGGCGCGAACGACTTCCGTTGGCTGCAGAGGGATGGCAAGATCCTCCGCATGACCATCGGTGTCGGACCGAACGGAGAGGACAAGGACAACTGGCGGGCGACGTTGTACCGCTACCACGACCTCGCGTGCAAGCGTCGCAAGACGCAGGCTCGTCTCAAGAACCTAGCCGACGACGCGGCGAAGATCTCGTCGTAAGCTAGGACTGTCCCGGGAAGGAGCGTTATGGAGGTACACGGCATCAGAACTTGGTACAGCCAACGTGAAGGTGTCGTGGTGGTCGAGGACGATGTCCAGAGTATTGTGAGAGGCATAAAGGAGATCTCTGATCGCCTACATGTCTTCTACAACCCTCAGACGGGCGGATTCGACATAGTCGAGAGCTGTTTGGATCATACAGACAGGCTCGTCTTTTCGGTTCCCCAACTGGACGGTAGAGTCCTCGACCGCCTCCATAACGCAGATCACTGGTATGGTAAGGACGTACCGGATCGTGTCCTGGGCGATGATGAGGACTTCGCTGCTCGTGTCGATAAGTTCAATGAAGCCCTCGAACGTGCCTCTCGCGAACACTTCAAGGACAAGCTTGGTGACGTGGGTGAACGTCTAGTCAGGACCCTCGATAACGTCAGTGACCGTCCCTCTGTGGGCGGTACGATCAGGGTGCCGAGGAGCATCGATGGCTAATATGTCTCGAGACCAGTTCGTTGCTGAACTACAGGCTCGTGGTTGGTCACGGTTCCTAGCTGCACAGCTCGAGAAATACCTCGACTGGGCGCTTCAGGACATCTACGGCAAGGCACGCTTCGACCGTTCGGTACTGTCGATGGCAACTGTTGCAGCCACTGAGCTAGATGTGATCCCGTTCAGTACCATCAGTGGAGCTGGCGGTGAGTTAGTGAACGAGGTCAAGGCGGTCTACATTCAACAAAGCGGACAAGAACCTCAGAAGATTGCGCCGGCCACAGAGGAGGACTTTCTCACCGTGATCTGGCCGAATACTGAGTCACCTGCACCTGATCTTGGGGTGCCGGATATGTACTTCGTCTACGACCTCAATGTCTACCTCTACCGAAAGCCATACCCTGCGGTTGATGTTCATATCCACCACATGCTGAGAGAGGATACCTTCAGTGGCGGTAGTGATACGACCAGCTTGCCAGAGCGCTTCGACAAGGCGATCCTCGCGCTTGCGGAAGTCCACTGTAATCGTAGGTCCCACAACTACGAGGACATGGCAGCAGCTCAGGCGGTCTTCGATCAATTCCTGCTCGATGAGCTCGGGCGTGAAGGGATGCAGATGGCTGAGCGGACGGATAGGGTGCTACCATGGCGGGGGTAGCTGATAGCATCACGAGAGATGAGGTTGCTACTCTCGTTACTGCTGCTCGCAATAGCGGTCAGGATGAGAAAGTGTACGTCAAGACTCACCTCACGCAGAGGTATCCGGGTATCGAGAACGCTACTATCCGCAGAGGTGGATCAGTTTACTCGGTCTTGGATTACCTAGTGGAGGATACTGAGTCTTATGTCACCGGCTCGTAGTGTAGAACTGAAGATTCCGCCGCCAGTTGCTGGTGTGAATCTCGCCGTTGGCATCGACAAACTTCAACCTCACGAGGCGTTGAACCTACGCGGCTTCGAATTCGATGAGTACGCTACCATGGGCGTACCTCGAGCGCCGAAGAGCTTGGGCACAATTGTCGCTGGACAGAAGATCCTCTCGGCACATATGTTCCAGCGCGCAAGCGGTGCGACACAGCTCATTATCCACCTTGATGACGGGTCTCTGAGGTATTCTACTGATTTCCTCACAACATCTGGTTCCGCAACCTGGACCACCATTGCGACTGGTCTCTCAACTACACTACCATTCCACTACATCACTTGGCTGAGTGCTGTATGGATGGGCAACGGTACAAATGACTTCCGCAAGTGGGACGGAACTACTCAGACAACTTACCCCACTGCACCTAAGGGCGCGTTCCTAGCTTTGTGGCGGGATACGCTGTGGATGTCTGGTGATACTACAAACGCAGATCGAGTCTACCAATGTGCTCCTGGTGACCCTACAGTCTGGCCTGCTCTCAATTTCGTGGATATTGAGAAGGGTGCCGGTAGAGGCATTACGGGACTCACTTCAGTTGAGTCATCGCTAGTGGTCTGCAAACTCCTTACAACCCATATCATCTTCGACCCTGTGGAGTACACTAACCGTACTATCGACCGAGGCAAGGGCTGTCTTTCTCACTCGTCTATCGTTAGTCACGGTGGGAGTGTATACTTTGTAAGCCACCTTGGTGTGTGTCGGTTCCTCGGTGATGGTCCATCTGAACTAGTGTCGGATAAAATCGCGCCTATCTTCGACGACCTCTATGTATTTGGTACGTCGCTTGGTGCGCAAGTCTTTGACACTGCTAGAGAGACTCACATCTGGGGTTTCTCCTTCGAGAACTTTGTGGGTTGGTACATTCCCAGTAATTCCTTTAGCCAGTACATCAAATACTTCCCATCGCTACCTGAGAAGCCGTGGCTCTTCGGTACGCCCACAGAGGTACCCAGTGCTAATAAGAGTGTTGCGGTTTCGGTGCGCGAGCCGGGTGAGTATGCGGAGTTATATCGTATTGGTGGAAGTCCTGCCATCATCGTCCGCGAGTATGGTGGAGCTATTGACGATGCTATCGCTTGTGAATGGGGGTCAGCGTGGTTCGACTTCGATCAGCCAACCCAAGAGAAATATGTGGACATGGTCCAAATCCTTCATCGAGGTCCTCTAGATATCCGTATCAAGAGGAACTATGACGACGACGAATTCCGTGAGGTCGCGACGGGGTTGGATCACGGGCAACCAGAACTTCACGAGTCTACCGTCTTCACAGACGAATACGCCCGTTCGATCCAGCTATACATCACCTCTACCACTAACCCCGGTGAACGTAAGCAGATAGTGGGAAGTGGGTTGTCTGGTGTTGCGAGTATCACTCGATTCCAGGCTGCAATCGCAGCTGTAGTTGTGACCGCTCAGATGCTCGGGACGATGCGCAGATGACCGAAATCTTCTTCCCGCTCAACCCCCGTCCTCGTGAGGATCCAGCTGCTGCTGGCGTGGTGCAAGAGAACTTGGAGTACGTCATGCAGCTGTTCCAGAAGGGTATTGAAGACGGCGATATCCTTGTGTGGGACAAGCTCCTCCAACGTTACCTTGCTAAAGCTGCAGGAGGTGCTGAACTCGGTTCATCACTGCCGATATTGGATCTCTACCCGGGCAGGCCATTTATACTTACAGATAATCCGACTAACCCATCATATCTATGGCACTTGAGATACAATCCCGACTCACCATCTTCATACAAGTGGGAGTGTATGGGCGGATCACCAGGCATGTCTGTGACCACAGCTCTTGGTCAGGAGGCAACGACTTCAACAACATACACCAACCTCGCTACTATCGGTCCTAGTTTCCAGATTCCCGCGGGTGTTGGAGGTGACTTTCTCATCGAGGCCGGTGCTTCACTAGCTCACGATATAGCCGGCAACACCTCTTTTATGAGCTACGATCTAGGTGCTACTGCCGCTATCGACGCAGACGCTGTACGTGGGTCTACTTCTGACCCAGTGTCAGCAATGAAGAAACGAAAGAAGCTTGCTGTGGCTTCTGGTGCCTTGATCCGCGCAAGATATCGTTCGTCCACAGCAGCGAATGAGGCGAGGTTTCAGAACGACAGGTGGATCACAGTCTTTCCATACCGTGTAGGCTAGGAGGTAAATAGTGCCACTTACTGAAGATATCCGCCGACTTTTGGGATTCGATGATGGGCCTCAGAGTAACGCGGAAATCCAGTTCAAGATCAAGCCACTGGGTGCTGTAGGTGCGGCTGCAATTCCATCTGACCCGAGTGTTGTGGGTGCTGGTGGAGATACAGCAGCTAGTGGTGGGCCGGGTGCAGCGGGTGCAATACCTACTGGCCCGGGCAACACCGCAGTCAGCCCTACGGGCTTCGGTCCTCAAGGACAGACCATTCTGACTCCACAGCAGCAGATCAGCAAGAAGAACCCTTCACTCATCACTCATCCGCTCGGAGCTCAGACCGACGACCTCTACGAATCGGCTGTGGCCCAGCTTCAGTTCGACACTCAGTCTCGATACGCCTCGCTGCTGCAAGAGCTTGGCTTCATGGACGACTCTGGTCAATTCATGCCGGGTACTCTCGAGACTGATGCATCTCGCCAACGAGGTGAGCTAGAGCGTCAGCGTGAACTCGGCTTGCAGGACGTGATCGAAAATGCAGTTCGTGGTGGAACAGTGTTCAGCGGCCGTAGAGCGAAACTTCAGTCACAGACCCAGCAACCCTTCGACTCGGCGATCGCTGAGCTTACAACGCGCCTCAGCCGCGAACTCGCTAATCGCTTCCAAGGTGTTGGTGGACTTACTCAACAGTTCGAGCTTGGACGTAATCAGCTCCTAGCCGAGGCAGCCGAGCGAATCAAGATGGGTCTCATGGGCGGACCTGTTGGCGGTGAGGACGGTGGCGGTGGTGGAGGTTTTCCCGGCATCGGTAATAATGCACTTATCACTCCTGAAGCTCGTGCTATTGCTGCTCAACACTTCGCAGGCGGTCCTACAACTCCTGGTGCTACACCTGGTGCACCTCCACCTCCACGTCCTAAGGGCATGCCAGCCGGGTGGAAGTGGAATGCTGCTAAGGGTTACTGGCAGTCACCTGATGGTAAAAACTTCTTGGTGCCCGGTAAGCCGTGGGCGTCGGGTGGAGGTAGTGCTGCTCCTCCTGCTCCTTATGCTCCCTCTGGTCGTGGCGGTGGCGGTGGCTATTTCGCTGAGGGCATCTAATGTCTGGATACGCAGTACCCCCACCTCCCCCTGCAGCAACTAGAGGGGGTGTTGTATCTGAGGTCGAAGCTGAACTTCAGGGGCAGATGGCGCCTCTCGAGGCAGACGCTGCTGGCTACGAACGAGCGTCCACTCGTGCTGTCGAAGATCTCAATGCTCTGTTCGCTGGCATCATGCCGTTTGTGGCAGGTTCAGCACAGCGCGTAGCAGAGCAGTATGGTGCGACGAATAAGGCTCAGGCCAGCATCTTCGATCAGGCGTGGCAACGACTCAACAGTCTCCGAGGCGAACGAGCAGCAGAAGCTCAGGCACTAGCTCAGCAGATCGGTGCACCCGTTCCACTCGATGCCATGATGACTAAGGGCATCACAAGTGAGATGGGTAACTTCGTACCTGAAGCTGCGGGTGAATTGCTGAAGGCCTCAACGATCGGTCAGGCTGGCGTGCAGCAGGCTGAAGCATTCGCTGGTCGTGTCATGCCTCTGATGCAGGCACGGCAAACTCGCGAGGTCAAGAATTACTACCGCGACCAGATCACCGACCTCAAGAAGCAGATTACGACGCTCAAGTCCATGAAGCCTGGGCTAGTGAACGAGCGACTACGTGCACGTCAGCTCGAAGACTATGAGATGAGACTCGCTCGCGCAGAAGCGTTGTTCTCACGCGAACAGACTAAGCGAAGCCTCAAGCTCGAAGAGAAACGACTCGCTGCACAGCTCGAAGAAATCCGCGGTAATCAGAAGCTTGCGAAGAAGGAGCTCACTCAGCGGAAGAACGAGAGTGACCGCGACTTTGCCCTACGACTACGACAGCAAAACATGGATGCAGCTACACGGAAGGCCAACAACAACTCTTACGTCAATGCTCAGAAGCAGAACATTGTGACGCTCTCCAATGCTCTCGCTAGGCCTGGTGCTCAGCAGATCGAGGAGAAAGTTCTGATCCGCCAGCCTGATGGTACATTGTCGTCTGAGACTGTCACGAAGACAATCAAGGGCCAGCAGCTCAGAAACCCCACGGTTCTGCTCAATGCTATTCTCGCACAGAGCGGGGTCACTAGAGGTCAGAAAGAACTCTATGGCTTTGCAGTGAAGCAAGTGATTGCTGTACTGAAGACCATGGGCCTCAACCCACCAGCTGACCCGAAGAAGTGGGCTTCCTGGTGGAAGAAGCGCCAAGGAACCAAGGGATCAACAGTCAGTGGTTATGAGTCTGGACCTCCGGGTACTCATAGGTAATGGCTCCGCCTCGATTCGCGCCTACCGGACGTCGTTTCGGTGCACCGCCAGGTGTACGGATAATTGACGCTGGGTCGGTTCCTCCAGGTGTCCGAGTTATAGACGCCAACTCACCGCTACCGTCTGGGGTACGAGTTATAGATGCGGGACAGTCCTCTAGAGGCAGTGGTGGCCTGTTCGGCACGAATATTGGCCCTAGAGAGGGCTTTAGGAGTATTTACAGAAGGCCGCTCTCGACGCTGGGCGCTGTGTTCAGAGTACTGGGAGTCGGTGAAAACGTAGCTGTAGGTGCTCTTCAGAGCGGTGTTGAGGATTTCCGAACGCTCCTCAAAGCACCCACGCCTGAGAAAGCACTAGCTGCTGTATCACCCTGGCTGTGGATCGCAGCCCATGCTCCTGATAACTTCGTAGAGGTGAAGAACGCAGTCCAAGAGAACCGAACTTATGAAGGTTGGATTCGTGAGAGCCAAGAGCCGGGTAACTTTCTTTACGACAACGCCTTCGTCATCGGGTTGGGACTCTCGATATTCGGCGATCCCACAACCTACATCACCTTCGGCACAACCTCTGCGAGTAAGGTCGCTGGACAGAAACTACTAGCAGCATCCTATATGTCCTCAGCTGATGAGGCTACCGACGCAATTCTAACTGGCGTGATCCGACGCACCGGTGAAAATGCTAGTGACTACGCCAACGATTATGACCGCATCTTCCACCGCATACATACCGACGCGCAAAGACCCTACACTGTGGGTGATTCATTGGAAGCGGTCAAGCGTGCAGATAGAGGTCAGCTACCGGATATCAGCGATCAGTGGATAAAGGCAGTAGGCATTACTCCGAGAGGTCCCGTTCGCCGCACTGCTCGTAAGGTATTCGCACGAGGCGGTCAAGGCATTCGCTTTGGCGGGGCTGAGATTCCGGGCTCTCGTCAGATTGCGCCAGCATTTGGTAAGATGATGGGCAAAGTGCCAGGCGCACCTGACCGCGAGAGCCTCATTGAGACCTTCAAGCATGTGATCCCAAACGACAAGCTCCTGCGGGTGACAGAGGATGCTACTCGCGCTGTTGCCATGGCTGAGTTCACTAGAGCTAATCAGTTCATGGCGATGGCACGTACAGGCGCGTTCGAGGATGCGTTGGAGCATTTCGCTCTAGACCCAATACGAGCACGTCGAGCTATTGGTGCGCCTTATCTCGCTCGTGCTCAAGTCGCTGTCCGGAATATCTTCGACGATGTACCGCTAGCTGTACCAAAGAAGGACCGGATGAACCTCTTCAAGTCTGGCCATCGACCCACAGGTAAGTATAGTATAGCGTTGAAGGATATGCGGACCGCTGCGTACAAGACGCGCGACCGCCTACTCCAGGACGCAGAGGATATGGGCTTCACCGAGCATGGGCTCGATAGTCTACGCAGTAACTGGGACGATCTTGCACGAAGCCTCGATGATCCAGTCGATGTGCTTGCTCGTTGGGAGGCTAGTGTCGTTGGTACAATGGCTGCTCACAATACCATAGAGCAGATCATGACCAACCCTTTGCTCGCACGTCCTGTACTTGAAGGGGCTGACGACCTCGCTCGCATCGAGGATGATATGTTGGACCTGAACGAGCGTATCGCTCGGGCTACCTCACGGATGAATGAGAAAGGTCTGAGTAACCGCGCACGTATGGCCCGTTCAGGTCAGCTTCAGGTACTTCAGGAGAAGTCACAGACTCTCGCCTACAACTGGAATGTGGCTAAGGCTCGTATCACAGAGCAGGTGTCAGGTAAGACAATTGAGCTACCGCCCAACTATACCGACGAGGTGATTGAAACTCCTGAGTGGATACCTGATGTAGTTGTTCGTAAGGGCGATGGTTGGACCGGTGTGTTCGCTCGTGAAGAGAAAGCGGGTCACTCACTAGCGCTTCGTATCCCTACTGATAAAGAAATTGAGGATAGCCCATGGAAGGCGTTTGCTCGCCTGTATGTAGAACCTGAAAAACCGCACCGCGTCTGGATCGGCACATCAGGCATGGATCACGAGGATGTTCTCAACACTGCTTTTGATATGACGGTAAAAGCAGAGAAAGCAGGCTTGCCTCAACCGCCAAATCCTGAGGGATGGCTACAGTCTACTATCGTGTTTGAGAAGGGTCAAGTTGCAAGGATCAATCTTAGCGCTTTTATGGAGTCAGGTGAGCTTGGCGGTGCTAGTGCTAAGGAGCTTGGAATGACTCCCGCAGCCTACCAAAAACTAGTGGATAAGGTAACAAGTGATGTAGAGTCATTCTACAAGAGTGCAAAGCCTCAGACTAGAGTCGATAAGGCTAACGTCAGAGTCGGTGGTGTACTCGACGAGGATGCAGCTCGTGCGGCCTTCCACGAGAATGCTGTGCCGTTCAAGTGGAGGGGTAAGAAGTACTTCGTGCCAGCACCGATCGAGCAAGCACTAACTGAGCTACGTAACCCGCAGCTAGTAGACAAAGAAATCCGTAAGTGGTTCCGTGCGATCAACTTCACCCAGAACAAGTGGAAGATTCTGGCTACCTCAGTCAATCCAAGATTCCACGTTATGAACCACATAGGCGGTGTGTGGAATAACATGCTCGGGGGAGTCTACAATCCCGGTGACTATGCCCAGCAGTGGACTTCGCTGTTCCGTCAGCGTATCGGCCGAATGGACGATGAGAGTTCAATGGGCAAGATGCTTGGTCCACTCAAGGGCAGAATTGACCAGGACAAGCTGGCCCGCGATCGTGAGCTCCTAGACGCTTACGACGCTAGGCATGCTGGTGGTGGATTCATCGCTCACGAGACGCATCCTGAGTTCCAGGAGATGAAGCGATCGTCCAAGCTTCAGAGTAAGAAGGGTAAAGCCTTCCAGGTCACACGCCGAGCATACGCCGGCACTGTTATACCCCTAGCTGTGGCCCCTGATGAATGGGTGCCTGACGAAATCGAGGATAGCCCACTGTTCAATCCTCTCCTAGCTGTCGCTGCTGGCTTACCGGAACTCGCGCGTACTGGTCGTTACGTCGCTAACGATGTAGAGACCGTGCTGCGCGAGACACCTATGCGCGTAGCTGCGAAGGATCCATCATACTATCAGTTGATGGATGCGTTTTCGCTGGCGCCACCAGTTCACTTCGGTCGATGGATGGGTGAAACAGATATTGGCCGTAGCCAAATGGGCCGTGAGCTTGTGTGGGACATAGGTGCTGCCAATGCTATCCGCTACCAGTTCGACTACAGCAACCTCACGAACTTCGAGAGGTACTTCGCGAAGACAGTCTTCCCTTTCTACACCTTCAACAAGAACAACTTTGTTCTTCAGGTACAAGAGGTCGCCCAGCGACCGCGGTTCTTGGCTGTCACTTCGGACGTCATCAACTACCTCGGGCAAGTCACGGCCACAGAGGAGAATCAGGCCTTCCAGGATATCTTGCCTGAGTACTTCGACAAGCTCGCGATGTTCCGTGTACCGGTGCCTGGCTTCATGCGTGACTTCATGGGTTTGCCGCAGGATCAGGACCTGTATCTGAACCCCACGATCCCCTTCGCGAGCCTGAACCTCTTCCCACCACTGTGGGAGATTACGAACGATGAGTCACTGACCCCGACGAACCACCGCTGGCTGCAAATGTTCGCGCCGCTCTTCGGTTCGATCGGACCTAACGCGATTCTGCCTGGCTTCAAGCCCATGCTTGAGTACAGTATTGGCTACAATTTAGGCCTCGCACGACCGATTGACTATCAGGCCCTTCAGTCTGGTGGCTGGCGTCACTCGTACCGGGAAGCTCCTAACTTCATGCGCTATCTGCCGAAGCAACTGCAGAATACCTTCGGTGCATATAAGGACCCAACAACTGGTCAGCTGATGATGGACTCTAGTATGGCATATGTTGCTGAACAGATGGCCTCACCATTCATAAATGCCTCGGGTGACATTTTCAACTGGGGTCAGGGTGGCGTAGAATCTGATCGCACTAGGGCTAACAACTTCGCCTTCATCACTGGCATCCGACTCACTCCAATCGACCCACTACGTCTACAGCGTTCGATGCTCTATCGAATCGAGAACTTCCTCGAGGGCGAGAAGGCTAACGCTAAGCGTCGCGGTGAGCCGTTCTCGCGTGAGGATAATACTATGCTCTCACGTGTCCGCGCACAGCTCAAGGGTGTTGAACTTGAGTGGGACCGCAAACAGGGAGCATTGTACGGTGGCTAGCCCTTGGTACGATCCCAACTTCGGTCGCCGGGTACTTGGTGGTCTTGGCGCTAAGCCTACGCCTCAGAAGATGCGATTTCTACAGGCATGGGCACAGGCAGAGGGTACACAGGCTCAGTACAATCCGTTCGCTACAACCCGTAAGGGCTTCACAGGCGAGACGAACTTCAACTCTAAGGGCGTCAAGAACTATCCGGACCTTCAGACTGGGATCAAGGCTACAATCGACACGCTCTCGTTGGGTTACTACACTCATATCGTAGACCTTCTGCGGTCCAACGATGTGACTGCTGCGCAGCTGGCGAGTGCTGTCGCTGATTCCCCGTGGGGTACTGGCGCTGGGGTGTTGCGTGTGTTGGGTATAACTCAATCAGACGGATACGAAAAGACGCGCAGTACAGCTCAGTACGGTGCACAGAAGGGCAAACTTGAACAGCAATATCAAACTATCACTCTCGACCGGTTCAGACCGTCTGAGCAATATCTCAAGGGACTAGAGGGTATGGGTCAGTCAGGTGCACTAGCACTTCGTGTAGCCTCTGGCTTCCAGCCCTTCACAAAGCAAGAGCCAATACCGATGCCAGCTATGCCTGCTGATGGTTTGGGCGATACTGGTCCTGCGACGTATCCTAAGGGAGGCTTCCAAGGCAAGGTCTACTACTTGCCTATGAATCAGAAGGGTACGCATCCTACTGACAACCTTGGCTGGGACACAAAGTCTGCGGTAGATATCATGCTCGATCCGGGCACGCCACTCGGAGCACCAGAGCCTGGTAGAGTTGTGAGGTGGGGCAGCGCCCAAGGCGGCGAAGCTCTGTACTTCAAGGGTAAGAGCGGCAGAATGTACTGGCTAGGTCATATCGACAGTCGTGTACCCGTCGGCACTCGAGTCAAGCGAGGACAGACAATTGCTCGTGTCTCAGCCGATCATCCTAGACCACATGCCCACTGGGACACAGGAGGAGGAGGTAAGTGAGTGAGCCGTCCGATGCTGGCGAGTGGGGTTCTCGTCCAGTTCCTGATCCAACTGTTCTAACTACCTCCCAGCTTTTACGGGAGATTCAAGGAGTAGAGCGTTCGCTATCGGCTCTGAAAGAACTTACAGAGTCGGACCTCGAAGGATTGGAGGCAGTCGTTGCTGAGAAGTTCAATTCGGTCGACACTCAATTCAGCCTCATTGAACGTCAGCGGGTCGAACAGAAAACAGACACGGGGAATGCACTCGCCGCTGCTCTTGCGGCGGCCAAGGAGGCTGTTACGAAGAATGAGGAAGCAACTAAGGAGCAGCTAGCACAGCTGAAGAATACCTTTGATACTGCTATCGCCGGTGTTCAGGCCCTCCTAAACGATCTTCGTGATCGCGTAGGACGAATCGAGAACGTCAAGCAAGGCGGACAGGAGCAGAGGACAGAGGACCGTGCTGGCATCAACTCGACTACAGCAATTATTGGCGCACTAGTTGCTGTCGTGATTCTTGCCTTAGCTTTGTATGCAGGGCTAAGAACTTCGCAGGTACCATCCGGGTTTATCTACTGGTAAGGGGGCAACATGTTCAAGAACCTCAACAGGATCGCAAAAGCTATTGTAGCTTGGGCTATACCCACAGCTACAGTGCTTGTGAGTGTCAGCTCAGACCTCGCTGGCATCACTGAAGATGGTATCGTCAGTGGTGCTGAGTGGCAGCTGCTTGGTGTGGGTATCATCTCTGGACTGCTCACATACTTCAAGCGCAATACACCCCCACCCGTGCCTGGCGCTGACGTAATTCCGTAAGTTCAACAGAGCTGGGAGTCGCCCTCTCCCCCCCCCTCCCAGCACGAAGCCCCCTGCTTAGGCCTCCTGACAGGGGGCTTCGTTTAGCGCCGACTAGATAAACTACCTCCTGACGATGTAGATGAGGGCACAGATGATGAGCAGGATCACGAGGATTGTGACCAGCATGTTGTTGCTGATCTCCGCTGCTAATATCATTATACCTCCTCTGAATGAACACCGCTTACGTGGATATGGAACATGTGCGAGGTGTTGCCGTCATACCTGTGCCATCCAAGCTCGGGGTTCCAGGCTTTGGGCCCTCGTTGTGCCTTGTCCCACGACCGGCTCCAGATCCTCATACCAAGAATGACGTAGTTGATGGAGAGAGCTTTGTGATGACGGACGTACAGCTTGGCCAGTCGCCGCGCTTTGAGATAGTTGTAACCCCGATTCAGGAACCGGTCCTTGCGACCTAGGTCAAACGCGAACGCTGGTGGACCGATACCATGATCGCCTGCCTTATTGACATAGGTGCCTAGATCAGTGAAGCCACGAACTCGACCCATTGAGTACGCCAGCCACAGTGTTGAGCTGAGTGAGGTCCAACCTTGGTTGGGCTTGACGAGCTTCTTGTGCTTCTTCTGGTAACGCTTGCGGAGTTGTTCGTAGGTCATGGCAATCGGCCCATAGTGAACGCGAAACCATCCCACCCCACAGGTAGCTTGGCTGCGTCGTAGAATGGGCTAATGGATGAATCTGGGAAACCCCGCTCAGTTAGATCACGAGCGTAGGTGAGCGTGTCCCAGACTTCAGTCATCGCACCGTTGTAGCACTGTGGTACAAGACGCACTCGGCAGGTAAGAATCCGCTTGACGAAGTTCGGCGACATCCATCCACCTTGATTCGCTTCCATCGTCCAAGATGTACCAGTCCAAGGTCGAAACAGACGCCACTCCTCGAGCGTAGAGGCGATCTTGTTCGGATCGTCTACCTCTGGACGAAGGTCGTGCTCCTCCATATCGAACTGTACCTTCAACCCTGGTATAAATAAACGAGTGTACTCAGCATTGACTATGGCTGCGATTTGTTTGGGTGTTTTGCCGATGAACTGCGGCCAGTTCGTGACCATGTAGAGTCCTACAGCATGACCCCTACTCTGTGTATCTTGGAGATTAGCTTTGGTAGTCAGGCTATCGAACATAGGCCAGAAGTAGCCGTCGATTCCGTGTCGATCTCCGACTGCGAAGTCGGGATCGTCTCCAGTAACTGTCCATACAAACCTCATATTACCTCCTATGGCTGGCAGATACCTGCCCACTCATGCCAATCTGTACCACCTTTCGATAGATAGAGTGCTGCTTTGGCGTTCACCCAGGAGTTGTAGAGATCACGGGCGATGACAGTGTGACGGTTACCCCACCTCACAAAACGCCCCACGTTTCCTGGGTGAACTTGAAAGAGACCTGCTGTCCTCGATTCGCGGTTTGTGGCCCAACGACTATATGTGTCCCCTGTCTCACAACTTACTACCAGCATCGCGTCCTGCTGGGTATGGTTGGGGAACACAGTGTAGATGACGCGTTGGGCTTTGATGCAGTTCCGTAGGTGGAATGAGTCTACATGCAACCGGCAGAAATTATCCGGTGATTGCCACCCTCGGTAGTGACTGACCTTGTGATGCCCGGGCTGTGCTTGACCTGTGGCTATAAGAGCTAGGACAGCCACTACAACGATTGCAGCTGCGATCCACTTCACAGAACCTCATTTCCGAGTGCTTCGCTTGAGGATTCTTTCGACCTCATCCACAGACGAGACTACCTCACCGATACCACCAGCTTCTCGTATGCGGTGGAGGACTACTTCCTGCCTGGGCGAAGGTTTCTCGCCAGGTAGTTTTACCTCAAGCCCCATGAACCGACCCATATAGCATACAAACAGGTCGGGTAGTCCTACTTCTTGGAACTTATCGTCACTGCCTTGGATCTTTGCGGACCATGCACCCCGACTCGCTAGATGACGGCGGATCTTCAGGACTAGCCTCGATTCGGGTTGCATATCAGCACCTTACCATAGAGGAGGGATGACACCGAGGGGACGGAACCGGCGTGAAGGCCCCGCCCCCTCGGACTTAGTCAGTCGCTAGGACTGAATCCTAAGGATCATCTCGTGCATCGCTTTATTGCAGTTTGAGAAGCGACCCACAAGAGCCTGTAGTTCGTTTACAGGAGCTGCTACGGGATGAGTTCCCGGCTCAACCGACTCGGATGGAACAAGAAACGGTTGTGCTCTGCCTTCGAGTAGGGGTATAAGACTGCTGTACTGGTCGATTTCTCGATCGAGAGCACTAATGATAGTAGCTCTATCGGGACCTGGTGACACTCCTACTAGACCCTCCATTACATGTCCTCCTCAGTGTCTACGTCGTCGAGGTCGTCCTCGTCGTCTTCTTCCTCATCCTCATCTTCGTCATCTTCATCCTCATCCTCGTCGTCTTCTTCATCTTCGTCGTCCTCATCTTCATCCTCGTCCTCAGCTTCGAGCTGGTCCTTCGGGAGAACATCGACACAGCGGGACTGAATCTTCTTCTTGTACTCCTCGTCCTCGACAATGATGCCGATGACCTTGCCGACGAGCTTGTTCGGATCGAAGTTGACGGCCTTGCCCGTGACGTTCTTGCCCGTTGATGCGAAGATGAGGTTCCGCAAGTTGAACAGGGCGTCGGGCTTTAGGGACGTGTAGTAGTGGAACGTCGTACCCTTGTATTTCTTGTTGCCGCTGGCAGACTCGGTGACCTGGAACTGCCAGTGGAATGAACGTCCCTTCTCGGTCTTGTGCGGTTCGACCTTGGTGATCTTGGCGAGGTAATCGCCCTCGGGGATACGTCGACCACCACGCCGCTGTCCGGGGGTACCCTCCACATCACCGAAGTTGATCTTGGTTACTTTGGTCTTTCTGGCTGGTCTTGCCATTTACTCTGCCTCCTTGGAGATGAACTCGATCATCTGAGAGATGTCAGGCGCGTCAATGTATGGCGCACCAAAGTGGTACCGATCTTTCGTCTGGTATCGATCTGCAGGATCGTCTATCAGCAACCTCCTTCTTACGATTCGCTCACGTTTCTTCTGCCCCTTGCGCTTGACGTTTACCTGGCGCTTGTGCAGATAGCCGATTAGAGGGACAGCTCTTTCCGCTGCACCTGCAGCAGCTGGTGTCAGGGCTGGACCAATATAGATCTCCTGCTCATCATCCTCATCGCCCACAGCAGTCTTACGTTCAGTGGCTGTGTAGATGACGTTCATGGGTAGGTTACGGTAGTTGGTGATCTGAGTCTTCATCAACTCACCAACCTTGCCCCACAGTCTTCGGTCCATCATATCGGGGTCACGACTAGCATCGCGGCTAGTCTCATCACCCAGCACGAACCTGACTGCAAGGTCCTGCATTGCTGTCAGTCCATCAAGGATAACCGAGTCGAACGCGTGGTCTCCCTCCTGTAGGAACCAGTAGATATCAGTCAACTCGGACCAGAACTTGACCTCGATGGTGTTGGGGTTATGCGGCTCCTTTCTTACTGAGTCCCAACCCTCCTCATTGATATCTATGAGCAGCGGGTTAGGTGCCGTACACGCTAGCCTCGTTTTACCCGCGCCCGATCGTCCGTAGATAAGTACACGGAATCGTTGGGGGCGCTCACTCGCGAGCATTATTCTCTTCGCCACACGCTTCGCCACCTTCGATCGATCTACCACTGTGGTCGTACTTCGTCTTCGTCTTGGTGCCACTAGTTGACCTCCTCAACCGTGTAGCGTTCGGGTTCGACATGGAAAGATTTCTTCATCAGGTTGGTGATGTCGAGTCCTTGGAAGGAGGCAACACACGCCTCATGGAAAGAACACGAGAACTTACAGTTGTAGATATAGTTACGGATCGGTTCGACTCGGTTCTGGATACGACCCACAGCGATGATGTATTCCTTGAGGCCGTTATCCATACGCGGGCCATCAAGGGGGATGCGCTGACGGTCAAACCACAGTGTCTCACGGGCCTTCAACTCCTTGAGCTTGGGTCGGTATACAGTCTTAGCGAACTTCTTCCATTGCTTGCCGTGAGCCTTCTTGATCGCGCGCAGATAGGTCATTACGTCGGTGTCGATGTTCTTCCGCATCGTGACAGTGCCGTTCTGGAGTATATACGGTATCGCTGGGGGCTTTGTACGGCCGTAGTCGTAGATGAATCCACGAATATCCCAGCCCAACGATCGAAGAGCCCAGGCGTACATGATGTTCTGCGGGCTCATCATTCGTTCGTCGGTACTAGGTAGTGACTTCATCCACTTGGCATCACGAATCCAATAGCCGCCATATTCGAGGTCCCGGACAAGGATATCGACTTGCCCTTTGAAGATACCCTTGAGACCAAACTGCTTGAGTGGCACTTGGATGACAAACTCCACCGCGGGTTCACCCTTAGGTAGTCGAGCGGTGTGGAACTTTTCATCGTCGTCCTTGTAGTAACGCAGGTAGCGTCGCATGAGACTGCCGCACTGATCTGGAAGATCACCATAGTACTCCTGCTCCTCCTCGAAGAGTTCAGAGAACTCGTCGCTAAGCTCTTCGTGCTTCTCCTGCCACCCATTACCGATGCCTGCGACCTCAAGCCAGTGTGCCTGCATGAGCGTGTGCATCCACCCACCACGTTTGAGTCCTTCGGGTAGGCGGTTAGGCTGGAGCTCACCTCGTTTGCCAAGCTCTTCTTTCGGGTAGTCGTAGCGAAACGAGTAGGCCATCTCACAGCGGGTGAACAGCTTGACTCGTGAGTTGTTGTAGGCTACAGGCTTACGGCGAGGTCGGGCGGCTTTCGATGAAGTTGTCAAGGTCCTCCCTTCGCACTCGCCAGGTGTGCCCATTGATCTTCACAGCACGAAGCTCTCCCTCCCGAATCCACTTAGAAACGGTGCGTGGTTTCACGCCGAGAATTTTTGCCACCTCTCTTGTCTTTAGCAATTTACCCATCTCCTCTATTGTACGTTCTTGACGTTCGCCTGTCAAAGGTGACTCTCAACTTCCCCCCAGTGCTGGCCCCACTCAACATCAGAGACTATAGGTACAGAGATGTCGGCGCCGAACGTGCGCTTGATCGGTAAGGTCTCTAGCGTCTCCTTGATGATCAGAGCCCAGTAATCAACCTTATCCTCCTTACACTGGAACATGATGCCGTCGTGGAGGGTCATGACCATGAAGCATTGTGCTGGGTCCAGCACTTTGTATAACTGTACCATACCGTAGAGCATTAGGTCTGTGGCACACCCCTGCACTGGCGAGTTGATCGCCTGCCTGACGGCTTCCCGAGCAACAGCACCATCGCCCGAATAGACATTAGGCAAGTGACGTATGCGACCAAGAGGCGATTGCACATACCCACGCGAGCGGACAATCGTCTCCTGTCGTCTGTGCCAGGCTTCTAGATCGGGGAACATCTTGAAGAACTGATCGCGGAACTTCTCAGCCTCAGCCAATGACACCAGCAATCCGTAGTTCTCAAACGCATAAGCCTGGAACTTCTTCGGATACATGCCGTAGACGAACCCGAAGTCTACTGCCTTCGCCAGCTTTCGTTCCTCCTTCAGCTTGAATGTTATGTCCCCCTCGTACTCCGAGATGGATCTGCCTGTAATCATCGACGCCACAGTAGAATGGATATCCTCGCCTGTGTTGAAGGCCCGAATCATCCGTCTCTCGTGAGCCACATGTGCTGCGATGCGGAGTTCAATCTGTGAATAATCAGCTTGTATGAATCGCCAGCCTTCTGGAGCTCCAAAGACAGTCCGTATGAATGGGTCTCTGGGTACCTGTTGAAGGTCCCCGCTAAGACGTCCTGTAACAGTTCCATAGATCTTGTATGTAGTATGAATACGGGATCTCGCATCTAGCCTCACAGACCAGGGTAGTAGGTTTGTGTTCATCCACTTGAGCTGCAGTGTACGGTACTCAAGAAGCGCTTGGATTGCTGGCACCTCTCGGTAATGCAGCAACACTGACTCCTTCGTGGAGTACGCGCCTGTCTTAGTAACTTCGATCGGGTCGAGCCCAAGACCTCCTTTCTTACTCTTGCCGAATAACCACATCGCTAACTGCTGGGTCGAGTTTGGGTTCATACCCTCCGGTGCACCGGCTTCGTAGATGACTGCCAGCTGCTCCTCGATGCGACTGTTGAGTATGTCGATACGCTCGAACAGCCGGTTGGGGTTGATGTAGACACCTGCGTACTCGACTTGTTGGAGAGTGTGAGACGCAGGCATCAACAGCTTGACGAACAACCTCGCTAGCCGCGGATGAACCTTCAGCTCGTCTTTCAGTGGCTCGTACAATTGCCTAGTATAGCCCACGTCGTAGCCATTAGCAAGGCAGATAGTACGATAGTCCTGCTTGAGGATCTGTTCAGGCTTTAGGTCTAGAGATCCTTTCCATGTGTCGGCACCAAGAATCGTTTGACTGAGGAAGCCGAGGTTCTTGGGGCGGTTCTCATCCAGCAAATGAGCAGCGAGCATAATGTCGAAGGTGTGCTCAAGAAAAACACCGGCGCCTGCGAGCTGGAGATTATCATGCTTAGCATTCTGTCCAACCAGTTTGACATCTCCTCGGTCAAGGACTGGCTTGACATAATCTCGTAGGAGGCGCCGCCACTTTTTCCGGAAAGACGAATCAGGGTGACGGAGTGGGATGACAAAGGACCTGTCTCCCGTAGCACTAATTCCAAGACACAAGAGGTACCACTCTTTTCCGTTCCACGGTGCATAGCGATTCTCCACATCATAGGACAACACGGGCTGAGTCTTCAAGTACCGACAGACACGACGCAGCTGATCTTCTGTGGTCACGAGCTGGACGCGGATTGACTTCGCCTCTAGCGTACCGTCCATCATACGACGGAAGCGTTTGATATCCTCAGCTAGGACTGTTCCTTGTCCCGGGTTTCGTAGAATGTAGGCAGGATGCCACGTAGCCATAAGCTGAGATTCGCCCAGTCCAAGGTCGAGGGTAAGCTTGGTATGCTTGAGCCTGACACCACGGTTCTTTCCAATGGCACCTGCTCCCCAAGCAGCACGAAGAGCAACTCCTCCAAGGAATAGAACTCCAACCGGACCCACAGCCTCGATTTCCCGTCGTAAATATCTACGGCAAGCCTCCCATTCGACCGCCGTAGGATTACGATTCTCTTCGGGCCTGCACTTGACCGCGTTAGTAATGTATGGTCGCCTTTCCGATAGACCGGCTTCTCTGAGATATGTATCCAACAACTGCCCGGCCCTACCGCTGAAGACTTTCCCTGTGTACTCTTCATTGCCACCCGGTGCCTCCCCTATTAGCATGATCCTAGACTTGGGACTACCTCGACCCATGATGCACACTCGTTCTGTATCCTCGTGCAAGTCGCATCGAGTACAGTCATGGTCTGCGAGGTGATCGAGCTTGGACTTATACTCCATCCGCAGCCTCATTGAGCAGCGTCTTGATATCTAGTAGCGGCCAGACTATAAGCCCACTCTTCATGCCTACTTCAATGAGTGTATCAAGCTGACCCTGGATGGTGAACTGGATATTCATCAGTGGGTGACTGAAGTCTAGCGTCTCCTGTTCAGGGTCGTCGAAGCGATAGGCGTTGAGCTGGCTGATCGCCTCCCACAGTTGTTTGATCTCGAGGCAGTTGAACTTGTAGAGTTGCTCGATCTTGGGCTGATCACTCCAGTCAGTTAGCTGAGACATTCGACCTTCACCTCCGCCTCATGTAGCATTGTCACCCCTGACTCGTCACGATACGGTGTCAGGTACACTACTCTAGCGATACCAGCAGCGATGCACAGACGAGCGCACCCATCACACGGTGAACGCTCAACGTATAGTGTTGCTGCGTCTGTACTGATTCCCTGGCGCGCCGCGAACGCGAGAGCATTAGTCTCGGCATGTGTAGCTAGACACTCGTTGGTTTCATGGGCACGGCGAGGACAGTGGGGCATACCTGGTGGTGAACCGTTGTAGCCCCACGAGACTGCACGCCCATCTCGTGTAACAATGCAGCCTACTTGAGCACGGTTACATGTACCGAGTGAGCCTAGTGTCACTGCCATCTCGAGGAACACGTGGTCTTTGAACAACTCTCGGTCAGTGACGGACATGATGGATGTCTCCTTTGTGGACATGGAAGGAATAGGCGGTGAAGAACAGTGTACCCGGATCGACGTCCACCCAAAATTGTGGACTATCTCCATGCTCTCCACGCAACTCCCTCTCTCGTAGCTCCTGGATCACCCATATGAGGAGACGACAAGCCAGGTATACATCATCGCGGAAATGACGGACGAGGTCACAGCTACGAATCGGATACCAAAGGTTGAGACGACCATTGCGTAGTAGAAAGTGGTAGTGCAGAGTACAAGGGATGCGACCACCATGAACAGCACCTGTGTCCTCCGGGAAGAAGATTGGGAATGTAGCCTGCCGTGTGAATGGGTTTTTAGCGAGGAGTGAGACAACATCGTCTAGATCGCCATACTCATAGCGGATGCCATAGATCTCTTGACCCTCAATGCGTTCTAGAGACCCTGCATACTTAGGCCAGAACCTTTCCTGGTAGGTGTGGGTGAAAATAGGTTCATCGAAGTACCCCGGACAAGTGTCCAAATGAGTACGCCCCTCTCGTTCGCCGCATGAACGACAGATCCTAGCCTCTGACTGACCTTGCCACCACGGCCAGTTCTTGTACTCCTCGCCGGGGTTACTTGGGTCACGGGACACTCGCTCATCGAAGTGATCGTCGGCCCAAGGTAGGTTAGGCTGTATCTGTTCGGCGAGCACTCCGGGCAGATCACGGAGCTCAAATATATCACCAATGCCCGTCTGCACTTCGATTGGGCACTCGAACATGAGGTTCAGTAGCTCAATGGTGACAAGATCGGGCTTGCCCTTTGTCTCGTACCCTTGCCATGAGCCGGCATCAACTTCAACACCTCGACTCATGAGAGCGGCAGTTGCGTGGGCGATAGCTTCATTGAAAGTGACGAAGTACATTACCTCCTCCTAGTGAGTGGACTGAAGTCGAGGGTGTTTATCGGTACGGACGGAAGGAATTCACCATTCATGTACTCGCGGTATCGACGGGTGACACGCCGTAGTGGGCCGTACTTGATTCTGTCGAGCGGAATTTCGTCCTCGGTAGACTGAACTATCTGATCCCACCACCTGCCGATGATCTTGAACGCAGGATACTCAAGCCTAAGACTCTTGTTGTGAAAGTCCTGGATATAGTTCTGCTTGTAGAGCATCGGTAGGCTCTTGAATGCGTGTAGTTGGAGGGCATCTATCGCCCACTCGAACCTGAACGAAGAGACCGGTATGTTGATCCGCTTTGATATGTACCTCGCAAGTACGTAGGCAACTGCAAGATCGGCACCTCCTATGTAGGCTATATAGGATACGCGCGAGTGCAGTGTAAGTGTTGGTTGATCCTTCCGATGCCCACGGTATGTGAATGCCATCATACAATTTCCCCATCTGTGCTTCTTCGCCTCCCTAGCTACATCATTACAGAACATGTTGGTGATTACTCCTCGTCGTCCCTCCTTGTTTCCGATCTTCTCCGCATGAGCAAGAAAACGTAGTAATTCAGTCCGATCAAGATACTGACGGCAAAGAACAGTCCAACGACTACGGTTGAGCCAAAGATCCCGGCCAAGATCGAAGTCGTAAGCCATAGAATCAGCAACGAGACGATTACCGTAGCGTATAACATCAATCCCCGCCACATAGTCGATACCCCCTCCCTCGATCGTACCATAGAGCATACTGTGGACAGTATCATGCCACAGGTCGGTCATCGTGTCGAAATGGGATGGTCGATGTTCGAGGTCTGATCGACGACGCTTCATGCGCCTATCCACGTGAGAAACCTACTGCCCCATCTGCACTTCGGCGTAAGCCAGTCGAGTATGTAGACGAAAGCTACTAGACCCAGCGTCGGGATCAGGATAATAAACCACCCGAGCTGAAAGAACACTCCATACGGGTCCCACCAAGGCATCATTCACCTCCTGTCTGCTTATCGTCGTTCCAATTACGCTTTCGGACTTTCTTCCACACTTCACTAACTACGTGAGGAAAGCTAAGACCCTCACTGTAACAGTACCCATCGAGGAAGATAACAATATCCCCGATAGCATCTATCTTCATAGCGAGGATCTCTTCAGGCATGTGCCTGATACCTTGTTGTCCTTTGAGATGAGCGTGTGCTAACTCGCCTACTTCCTCGACGACTCCAAATAGTGCTTGCTCTGAGGTTTGATTGGGGAAGTTCTCTCGTAGCCAGTGGCGGTGTTGTAACTGCAGTGATTCCAGGTCCATTACATATCCCTCTCGATCATCTCGTAGACATTAGCGTAGCCACAGATGTCAGTCATGTTGTCGGCGTGTCCGGGCATGTACTTCTCGCGACACAGTTTGAGGAAGATATTGAAGACGGCCCCGTCTAGCGCGTTCATGGAACGGACAATACCTTCCGGATCACTAACTCCTGGGATTCGAAGCCAGATGTTCATGTGATCGGCGAGATCTAAATAGATCGGGGTAGGTGGACCATAGACTGAGCCTCTATCCTCTACGACTCTGGTAGCGCGAACTGACGGGGGCTCGTATTGGGACAACACCGGCCGCTTGCTTTTCGCCACGGTACCATGCCTCCTTTGTAGTTTCTTACTCGTTATTGTACCATACCCGTCAAAACCCGAACAGGAAACCGCGAGGATGCTTCATCATCTCAGCGTGCATGTCCCGTTTCCCCCGCAGCGCGCTGAGCACTGACACGTCTACAGTTCCTCGAGCAAGGAGGTACGTATACCGGACGGGGCGCTTTTGCTTGGGTCCCATGACTCTGTCACCAGTCTGCTTGAAAGTTTCCCAACTATCCGGGAGACTATAGTAAAACACCTCCGCCGCCCGCGTGAGCTCAATGGCAAGCGCACCAGCCTCAGACTGGAAAATGATGGCCTGGGGTCCTGGAGATTGTTGGAACTCTGCAATCGCTGTAGTTCTATCTTTACGTTTGACTGCTCCGGTGATAGTATTGCTGCTATAGCCCAGCTTTTGCACGAGCTCGGAGCAGGCCTGTACTTCTGGAAGATGGCGTGCATACACCACCACTGACTCGTCCTGTTCACGAAGGTCCTGAAGATAATCGCGTGCCGCCGTGATTCTAGCCCGATGGATCTCACGTCCTGATGTAGTAAATCCACCGGTGATTTGGAGTAGGCGGAGACGCCGAACGCCTGCATTAGCTGCGTCAATGAGCTCATCGCCGATCTGAACCACAAGCTCTTCTGCAAATCGGTCATATAGCTCCCTAGTTTCAGGTGGTAGACTAAATCGAATGGGATTGAAGAGACGAACACCCTCGAGGCCTGCCTCTTTCGCATTGACCACAGTGGCGTGTCGATCGACCTTCTTGAGTAGGCGCTTCTTATTCTTGTAGCGGATGATTGTGTACTTCCGACGACCTCTACCGTATACGCAGTACTCGTCCTCGAAGTCGGTCTTCGCTGTGCCTAGGATGGAATCATCGAGGATCCGATACTGCGCGAAGAGATCAATATATCCCTTTGGGTTTGGAGTTCCTGAGAGTAGATATACGAAAGGAAGTCTATCACCTCGTCTATCTCTAAGGCGGCGTATGCAACGCCAGAGCGCTTGACTACGAACAGCCCCCGCTCTCTTACAGCGGTGCGACTCGTCGAGCACAAAGAGATCTGGCTCCCATCGTTCCACCGCATCAAGATAATCATTTCGGTAGGGTTCTTCAAGACCCCTCCTGCTGAACTTGTCGTAGTTGACTAGGTAGAAGTGTAGCTTGATCTTCTCCCTCTTGCTGGACTTCGTTGACGGGTAGATGTGTAAGTGAGGCTCTTCGCCTACAACCACGACTGATGCAGGCACAGCTAGGTGCTGTGTAATCTGATCTACCCATACATCGAGGGCGATGAGTGGGGCGATCACGACTACACGCTGTACTTTGCCTCTAATGTGCTGTACGGCGATGGTGTCAAGTGCTGCTTTCGTTTTACCGAGTCGGGGCTCAAAGAAGAAGGCGTGATTGCCTTGCTTCAATGCCCGTTTCATAGCCTTGAGTTGATGGGGCCAAGGCTTCGTTCGTAGCCTAAGCTTGTGGCGGGCCAACGTACCTCAGTACCTTCCCGTCCCAGTTCAACCTCATATCGACGGTGCCATTGATTCTGACCTTAGTGGACTCGTCGGACATGTAGTCATGGAATGGTAAGCTGAATGTGACGGTACCGCCGGGTTCGATAACCATCTCCCGGTCATTGTAGGATACTCTGAGTCTGCGGAGTAGTAGTAGCTGCATTATCGCCTCCTTGTCCTACTCTTCTTATCGGCTCTGGCTTTTTTACCTCGGGTTGTGCGGATGCGGGGCTTGACACGTCTCACGCCCTGTTTGATACGACGCTTCTCCCACGGCTGATTGCTGCGACGCCAGATGGGACTGCGATTATTGTGCCCACAGAGTTGGCATTCGATCACATAGACTGAGCGCTCTACCCAGTCATACCTGCCTTTACTCTCACGCCATACCTTCTTCAAGACCGAGAACTCTTCACGAGGCTCTTTGATCTTGAAGACGCGGAATGTACCACAATGAGGGCACCACTTGAACCTCTTCGGTATCTTCTCTTTCCGGAATCGCCACTCAGCTGGCAGTTCGTATGTGTGGGCTAAGGATACTATACCGGAGGATGGGTGACGAGTGTGGATCTTCTTATGGAATACTACGGCATCGTACAGGTTATTGAAGCGCTTTCGCTTGCGTGTCGTTCCCTTGGGTGCGGCGATGAGAACGTAGACTGCCCACGGACGTCGCTGGGCGATCTGATTCCATACAAACCCCTCTTGCAGGAAGAACTCTACATTCTTTGGCACCTGGTACCCATTACGGCTCAAGCCTAGAAGCGCATCAACAGCCATCGAGCGCTGTCGTTGCATGAGCTTGTCCTCCATGTCTGTGCCGATGAACTCAGACCGCATCTTATCGTTATCGTAGACCTCTGATAACGATCTGACACGCGGCCGCGAACGCGACCGTATAGCCTTCTCGTTGCGGATGAAGCACAGTGTCTCTGACACTCCGCGATGGCGCTTCGAGTCTAGTCGCTTTCTGCACCATCGACAGCGCGGGGAGCGCCTATTCATCGTAGCCAGAACCCCACTCCGAGAACGAGTCGGTAGTCTCATGCAACTTTTCAGTCACCTCGCTCAGTCTCTCGTCGAAACCCTCACGCGCGCCATCATACTGTGGCAGAGTAAGCATGAGGTCAGTGACAGCAGCGGTTGAGATCAATCCACCTGCTGCCAGAACGAGACGGACTTGCTTCGAGGTTATGTCGTCTAACTGTATCTCGTGACCGCACTCAGAGCACTTAGCTATCTCCATCATCATCCTCGTCGTCAGCCCTACGTTCGAGCATCCGACGTTCGTGCTCGTAGTGGAGGTAGGCGCAGAGCATTGAAGCTGCCTCACGTGAGTGCGGTTCGAGCTTGCTCCGGCGCTCTATACCATCATCGTCTTCCGTAATCACATGCCATCGTTGGTTTACTGGGTTCTTCTTGATGAAGCCAGCTTCGTAGTCGTCGACCTTGACCTTGTATCGCTCCTCACCTGGGAGTTCGATGAATGAGACTTGGATCATCGCACGACTGACGGCGGCGAGACTATATCACCCGTCAGCTCACCTAGTGCCTCGTCGCGGCGATTACTTTCCAATTGATCTCGCTGCTGTCGACTAGCGATGAACCACCCATAATCAAGACCTGGGAAGAGTTCGACGCCGATGCAGACGATCGGCATACCCCAAGTAGCACCTTCCCAGTCAGCCTGGTCGATCGCCTCGACCTGTGCTATGCTTGGGTCGTCGTTGAGCTCTTGCTCACTCTCTTGGAACTCGAGATTGCCATCCTGTTGGTAGCCGATGGTGAATGAACGGTAAAGCATGATGCCTCCTTACTTCTTTCGGGAACCAGGACGTCGGCGTGATCGCTGCTTATCCAAGCTAAGCCTTTCGTATGCCGCACGTCGAAGAGTGAGGCTCTTCAGCTTAGCCTTCACACGGTTGCTCAACTTATTCCTCCTTTCTCTGTGGGTGGTAGTTTGTGTTCGTGTGTGACACGATTATACACGTTCCGCGCTTCGGCCCCAAATCGTCTACCGTTGAAGTCCAACACGCAGACCGAGTGTGCTATGACTATGGCGCGTTTGACGGGAATACTTGGGGACATCATCATATAGGTATGACCAAACCAGACGAGGCTGTTGACTGGCTAAAGAATTTACCTGGCTATCGTGAGCTAATCAAGCAGCGGATTCACGTCGAGCAGAAAAGGAGGTATTTACGAGAACTAAAAATGACCACCATACCCCGTAACCGGAAAGATGTAGACGAACTAGGAAGGGAGATAGATGGCTGCGGATAATACGCCCCGCAAGTACGAACGACCGCCCCGACTATCAAATATATCTCTTAGCCCTAACCCGATAAGAGACCCTAATACGTGGCTACCCATTGGACCTAAATATATCTACATGTTCGGGCCTAATGGGTATGAGAAGGACTGGGTGCCGGTTGTAGGTGAAGACAAACGCGATCTCCGTGACCCTGAAGAGGTCGGGAAGGAGTACCTTGCTCGACACTCTTGAGTTCCTTGATCTTGTATGGGGAAAGGAGGAGTGTTACGTTGATCTCCCCTCGAAGGCTGGTGGACATTGGATCCCCTGGATTGCTGAGTGGCCCACAGATCGAGTACTGGTTAGAAGTCGTATCGCTTCCTGCCTTGAAGACGAGGAGGATATCTATTTCTCAGCCGCCCGCTTCGCTGGTAAAGGTCGGCGACTGTCTGATGTTCTCCCCACCCGCTGGCTATGGGCTGACCTTGATCGAACTGATCCGGTGTTCTTCGACAGCGACTACCTGCTACCTACCATCTCATGGGAAAGTAGTCCGGGTAGGTACCAGTGCATGTGGCTACTCACTCGGGAACTCAAGCCATCGCTCCAGACCAAGCTCAATCAGCGCCTCAATTACGCCATCGGTGCTGATCGCGGTGGCTGGGGCCTTACGAAGGTTCTACGACCGCCGGGTACGAAGAACTTCAAGTACGACCCAGTAGCACCCGTTGAACTACTGTGGTACAACTCGGAGCTAGTATACCAGCCAACGGAGGTACGAGATGCGGTTATTCGGATTGAGGAAGAGGAAGCGCTCGCAGATGGAAAAGGGCGTGTGGCCCGACGGCTACGAAGAGTCGAGGCAACGTCGGACCATGCTCGTAGGATACCTGGCCGCGCACGAAGTTTACTTGCGACGCCGGCGGAGATGGTCCAAGTCGGTGAACGTAGTGACCGGTTATGGGAACTCGAGAAGCTCCTGGCTGAGTCGGGTTTTCCGGAAGAAGAGATCTTCAACCTAGTCTGGCCGTGTGCGTGGAACAAGCATCGGGAGGTGAATACAGGTGAGGAAAGACTCCGACGAGAAATCGCCAAGGTTGTCTCCTCTACTACCGTTAAGGTGGGACGCGTCAGATCGGTGGAGAGTACAGCTCCTGAACCCGACTGGGATGAGGATAAAGCTGACGAACCCAGAAAGAAACGACGAGCCCGAATCACTTCGCCATTCGTCGACTATGCCACCTTCCTCAGTACCAACATCGAAACGCCGCGATGGCTGATTGAGGATATCTGGTCAGCATCGTCTCATGGTATTGTAGGCGGCGAGCCGAAGACCTCAAAGTCTACGATGGTCATGGCAATGGCGCTGTCAGTCGCTACCGGCAAGCCATTCCTCAACAAGTACCCCATCGCCGAACCAGGGCCAGTCCTCATGATTCAAGAGGAGAACGCGCCCTGGGTTGTGCAGGATCGGCTGCGAAAGCTCGCCCGATTGTATGGTCTCCTTGGTAAGAAAGATGTAGAGATCTCCGAAGCCCCTAGGGGGTCGATCGCCGAGCACGTCGTCAGGTTGAACTTTCCCGACGAAGCACCTCTTCGCCTGCTCAATAACTACGGGTTCGACCTGACTGATGAGAAAGATCTGCGTCTTCTCGAACGTGAGGTACAGAAGACGGGGGCCGTCATGGTCGTAATCGACCCGCTCTATCTTGCGATGCCTGGAGTCAATCTCAGTCAGTCGCACGAGGTGGGCCCGTTGCTTCAGTGGCTCATGGCATTGCGCCATAACTACAACTGTGCGGTAGTACTGGTCCACCACTGGGCCAAGGCGAACGATAACTCCAAGCTCCGACGGGCCGGGCAACGTCTGCTGGGTACTGGGTTCTTTCATGGCTGGCTCGAATCTGGGCTGTACATGGAGAAACTAGACAGCGATGATGCCATGCGCGTGAAGGTTGAGCGTGAGTTCCGCAATGTAGCTCCTATGGGAGACCTGGAAATCGCCTGGAAGATGGGCGAGCCAGGTGAGTTGGACATGGACGTCGAAGTGTACAGCTGGAATCGTGAGGGTATGGTGGTGTCAGCAATTGAGAGACTGCTACCCGGAACTGATGGTCGCGGTCTAAACGCCAAGCTAGTCTCGGAGCAAGTAGACCTAGGCATGAATCCTCACTCCAGTGAGACTAAGAAAGAGATCGCGCTCATCGCCCGTGCTGCTGGGTACAAGGTCGTTAGAAAGAAGTACTCTCGTGGCTACGGCTATATCATCTCGGAGGTATCATGACCACAGGAAGAGAGCCGAAGCGCAAGCGCAAGAGGAAGCGATCGCCTGTAACTAGGCCCTACGCCAACCAGCGAGTATTGTGGGACACTCGCTGGACTCCTAATTCAGAAGAGCTCCGATCGCTCATCGGAGTCGCAGTCAAAGAGGCTGGGTCAGTACTAGCACTGTCACGGATAATCAACATGAAGTACCGACATCTGAGGCGAGTCTATCACGGAGAATCGAAAGCCGTCTCCTATCGCATATGTGATCAGATCCTCGCCCGCTCCAGTGTAGCCTGGAAGTTACAAGAACTGCCTTGGCTAACGGTCGAAGAGATGGTCGAGGCAGGAGTCTGGCAGCCCCAAAAGCTCTTCGCTCCGAGCAAGTACTGACGGTATGCTGGTCTGTACCACAACCCCCAAATGTCACCAAATCACGCCACCGTCCCAGGCAAACTACAATGAAAGAGAGGTTTCGGTAATGCCTACAATCCATCCTCAGGTAGGCTCCGCCCCCCGTAACCCACACATGTATACTGTCCTCTCGTCATATATACCCTTTAGGGTAATATGACAGAGGGGACGACTGTTGTGATGGTTTAGATGAAAGGATGGAAAATGTCAGAGTTGCCAGTCGTAGTCGACGCACGAAACCGATACCTGCAGCGCTACGGGCCCACGTTCCAAAGCTCATTTCACTGTGGTCAGGTCGCCCTGGGGCTTGAACTCGAAACACGCGCTCGGATCGTTGAGGGCGTCGGGTCAAGCGCATTCGAAGTATCAGTCGCAACACACATTGCTAGCACACTCAGAGATCTTCTAAGTGTAGTAGGGATTCGCGACGATGTGCTCGATGAGTACGAACGACAAGTTAGGGACATTCGCACTTACGGCGCAGATGACGCCGCCGATTCTATCTGGACTCCCGCTTCCGGCGCCGAGCCCGACGTTTCGCAGCCCGATAGCGCTTCTTCTGACGCGCCTGCGCCGGCTCTTCATAACGATGATCCTCAAACTCCCTCTTCCGTTGAGACTGCTGTGACTCGAGCTCGTCTTCTAGCCGACGCTGACGCTTCATCGCTAGTGGTGGATAATGAGACTTCTCTCGAGGCACCCTTTTCAGTGCTTGAACTAACCAGTGAAGGAGAGGTACGAGTTTCGCCCGCGGAACGTATATCTCGTGAACGAAGTACCTTTGACCGGGAGCTACCCTACGGAGATGAAGGTAGGATGGATGAAGAGTGATTGTGAGTATCTCGCCGCCCGGTAGTTTCAGGCGCGCACGCTTACTCATCATCGCTTTTCACCGGAGGCGTCAGCCGAACCACCTTCTCGCGAGCACGTCGAAGACGATCCGCTTGCTCCTGATGTAACAACCCGCCCATGTTCCCCGTTGGTCGTGTGTCCTTCTCGTCTGTGGGAGAGAGCAGGGGCGCAAGACGAGATGCGAGCAAGCGAAGGTCGTCCTGTACTTCATGGCCGATCCTGCCGTTGCGAGCGTCATCCAAGTCGAGCCAGTCGGCCAGATCGTTTAGGCGTTCCGCCGAGATCGTCTGCGCTACGTCGATCAACGCCCGCAGATCGTTGCGCCGAACACGCACCTCTCCGTCAGTAAAGAACGTCTCAGCCTCCCGCTCGGCCGCGTCCAGTCGATCGAGAGGTGTGGAATCGGGAGTCATCGTCGGCTCGCGGGC